TGCTCTGGCTCCTGCTCTGGCTCCTCGCCGTGGCGGGGGTCTCGCCGCATATGCGCGTCGGCCCCTAAAACCGCGCGGGGGCTTGACACACCGGGGGGGCGCAAGGCACACGGGCCGCCCCGACATGGCACGCAAACGCGGCGCGGTCGGGAACGGCAAGGGAAAAGCCCTCGTGCCGCCGCTGAAGGGCGCCGCCGCGGCACCGCCCCCGCGGCCCGTGCGCGGCCGGGTGGCGGTTGCCATGCCCGTGCTTGCGGTCGCGCCGACCCGTCGGGGTATGGGGCCGCCCCCGCCGGGTCGGAACCCACCACCCCGGATGACGCCGCCGGGCCCGCCCGCACCGACGCGCGGCGTCCCGCCCGTCACCGCGCCGCGACCCGCACGCGTGCCGCCGCCGCCTCCACCGCCGCCGCGGCCGTCCAGCACCTCCCCCGTCATGCGGCAACGCGGGGCTCGGCAAACGATGGCGGCCATGCGCCGCGGGAGCGTGCCTTTCTAATGATTCGTGCGCTTGGCGGCCTCGAGGTTCCTGGCGGCGTCGACCCGCAGGAGCTTGCGCAGCTCGCCGGCGAGCTCGAGGCGAGCGGGTATCACGCCGCGCTCCGCACCTACGTCGACGCGCGCATCGCGGCGCTCCTCGTCGACGACGTCACGGATCCATACGTGGCCATGAAACGCCGCGGGCAGGTCGAGGAGCTGCAGCGCTTGGTCGTGCCGCTTTTCGTCAAGTCGCTGGCGCTCTCGGCACTTGCCAAGCGCGCCGAGGCGCGCGCCGGGCTCGAGGACATCCGCCGCGCGCGTGAGATGCCGGCCCGGGAATGGTGGACCGATCCCGTCGGCGAGGAGCCGGTGCCCTGATGGCCGACGAAGAGCGAACCGCCCCTGCCCCCGAGAGCCCCGCCCCAGACGCGCCGGCCCCCGAGGCCGGCGCCCCGCCGGCGGAGGACTGGGGTGCGCGGTTTTCGCGGCTCGAGGGGCAGCTTGCTGAGGAGCGCGCGCAGCGGGCCGCGCTCGAGGGCACGCTTCGCCTCTTGGCTCCGCAGCAGCCGCCACGGCAGCAAGGGGCGATGCCGCTGGTGCGCCTCCCGCGGGAGGACGCGCTCCGTATCGCGGCGACCCTCGGCGGCCAGTGGACGGAAGAGGCGGTGCAGTCCCACGCGCCGATCTTTGCCGCCTTCATGGAGACCCTCGCGGCACCGCTCTTGGCAGGGCTCGAGGGCATGGCCGACACGGTCGACTTGATCCAGGTCCGGCAAGACGTGCCGCAGTACGAAACCCAGGCCGAGGAAGCGGACCGCGTGCGCATGGAGTACCGGCAACGCGGTCAGGTGATTACCCGCAAACAGGCGATCGCGCTCGTGAAGGCGAGAAGAATGGACGACCCGAAATACGTCGATACGCTGGTTGAGGAGCGCGCCAAGCAGCGCAGCGTCGAGCAGGCGCAGCGGGCCAGTGCCGCCGCCGGGGCCGTCACCGAGGGCGGGGCCACGGCGCAGAAAGCCGGCCCGGAACCAACCAAGGGGCCGCGCACACCGCCGACGCCCGAGCAATTCCGGCAGATGTCGATTGAGGAGAAACGCAAGGCGCTCGAAGGCGCCGCGCTCTAACAGGAGGACGCCATGCCCGGCAGTACCTATAACTACAGCGACCCGGGGCTCAGTACCTCAACCACCCTCGTCAACGACCTTGCACCGCTCTGGCTGCAGGACGAGCTCCTGGCCATCGCGCAAAAGTTGACGGTGTTTCAGGACATTGGCGACACGCCGAATCTGCCTGACGGCGAGGGCAAGACGTATTCGGCGCAGCGCTACGAGCGGTTGCCGCTCCCGGGCGCGCCACTGACTGAGGGGATCACGCCCGACAGCACCGCGTTGGTGGTCAACAAGGTCTCGGCGATTCTCGAGCAGTGGGGCATGGTCGTCTCCTTGACCGACGTGGCGCTGATGACGACCAAGCATCCGGCGTTGACGGCGGCGACCGACCGGCTCGGCAACGCGTCCGCGGAGCTCCAAGACCGTGAGATCCAAAAGGTGTTGATGGGCTCGGGGGTCGTGGTCTTCCCGGGCGGCAAGACGTCGCGGACGACGCTCGCCGCCGGTGACGTGCCGACCACGGATTTTGTCTCGGGCATCGTCGCGACGCTCCGCCAGCTCGGCGCGCCCTCCTTCCCGGGCGCGATGTACGCGGGGGTGTTGGACCCCTACACCGAGCAAGACCTCGCCAAAGACTCGACCTTCGTCTCGTCGCATCAGTACGCCGAGACGACCGCGCTGATGAATGCGGAGGTCGGCCGCTGGCGCGGCGTGCGTTGGAAGCGCTCGAACCTCCTCCCGATCATTTCGTTGCTCGCGACCGGCGCCGGGGGCGTGAGCGCCGCCGCCATCACGTCGCTGCCAACGGGGGATACCGGATTCACGGCAGGCTCAACGGTCAAGGCCACGGCGGCACTCGCCGATACGATCACGGGGCTCGATAGCAAGCAGATTGCAACCGCCACCGTGACCAACGCCTCGGCCTATGACGTGCAGTTCACGATTTCCGCGACCGCACCCGAGGGCCGCTACAACCTCTACGTGTCGGCCGAGGGCGGCACCATTCCGTTCTATCAGGGCATCGTGTCGAAACCCGTCGGGGCGCAGCTCTTGGTGAACGTCGCCAAGGTGAGCGGCGGGGTCTCGATTGGCTTCTCGTCGACCGGCGCGCCCGCCGGCGCCGATCCGCCCTCGTCCGCGTTCAACGTGCATGTGGGCTACATCTTCGGGAAAAGCGCGTTTGCGGTCCCGGCGCTCGGCTCCCGCACCATCACGACCTTGACGCCCGCCACCGCGAGCGACTCCGACCCACTCAAGCAGCGCCGGAAAGCGGGCTTCAAGTTCATGACCAAGACGTGCATTCTGAACACGGATTTCTTCCGGCGTTTCGAGTGCTCGAGCGCCTTCGGGTGATTCTGATGGCGCGCCCGCCCCTCAATCGCAGCGCAGCCCCGGAGCCAGCCGACGAGCTCCCTGAGCCCGAGCGACCCCTCGAGCCTGAGGAGGTCGCTGCCGCCGCGCTCGAGGACCGCGCCCATTTGACCCCGGAGGTCGTGCGCGCGCTCAACGACACGTGGCGCGACGTCGTGCAGTATGACGACGAGGGGAGCAAGCAGCTCGCGCGGCGTATCGTCGGCCGACTCCGTCGGGCCACGCACTTGGAACTCCATCCCGGATGCGAGCGGGTCACCGTCGACGTGCCCATGCTCGCCAACAAGACCTATGCGCGCATCAACGAGCGCGTCTACTTCGGGCGGCTCGAAGTCTGGGACTGCGAGGCGCGTACCTTGGCGAGCCTCGTCTACGAGGCCCGCAAGGTCGAGGCGCAGCGCATGGACGATCGGCAGAGTGAGCATCCGACGATGGATCTCGATTCGCCCTTCGCCGAGCGCGCGCGGGCGATTCAACGCGCATGATAGCACGCGGCTCCGCAGCGCGGACGGGGGGCCCGACGCCGCCATTCTCCGGGCAGCTCGTCAAGGTGACGGGCGACGGCGAGCACGTCACCATCGCCTTTACGGCGCGGGACGCCGCGGAGCTCGAGGCGGCGCTCGCCGCCGCGGGGAACGCCGCGGTGAATCGCCTGCAGCAGAATAACGCCGCCGTCCTCCAGGCCGGCGAGCAGTTCGAGACGCGGCAACGGCAAGTGTATACGAACGCGGTCGCACAGCTCCGTCGAGAGCTCGGCCTGTCCGACCCGCCCGCGGTAGAGGAGGAGGTCGCCCGTGCCGACAATCCCGCCGGGGCGGTACACGCGGCAGAAAATCCGTGACCTCGCGTTAAACCGCGCAGGCAACCGCGCGCTCGACGCCGACGCCGCCGATTTTCTCGCCCAGCACCTTTTCGAGCTCTACACGCTCGCGGACTGGCCGTTCCTCTACGTGTCGGCCCCGCTCACGCTCTCAGGCCCGACGGTCGACTTGCCAGACGACTTCGTCACGGCGACCGACGATCACGCCTTTCAGATCATCGCGATTGACGGGAGCCCGCAGGCAAACCTGTTCGCGATTGAGCTATCGCCCGAGGAGCTCGCCACCATCGCCCCGCCTGCGGGGTCGAGCGCCGGGGGTGTGCCGCTCTACTGGGCGGTGTCACGGAGCGATACGACGGCAAGCGTGGCCCCCGACCCGACGGGCCGGCGAATCGACGTCGTCTTGCGCTACAAGCGGCTGCCGCCTGAGCCGCTCCCCGCTGACGAGCCCGCCGATATCCCGGTCTTCCCGTACCACAATTACCTCGTGCAGGCGGTCTATGTATTCGCGCTCGAGCACGAGCGCGACGCCCGCGCACAAGCCGAGGCCGCGAGTCGCGACAATCTCTTGGCACTCATCCGCCGCGGCGCGGCCCCGC